TAAAGCGGCCAAAGGAACTACACGTAAACTATCAGCATGGCAGCGATACATCAAAAACAAATCAAACCACATTAAGTTTAAGCGTGGAGACAAAAAAGGAAGATTAGACCTTAAGCGTATGTCAGCTGCTTTCAAAAGGAGTAGGAAGAAATGAGAATCCCCTGGTCTATACCAAAGAAGTTTATTCCAGTAACTAAACTTAAAGTTAAACCATCACCTAAGAAAAAGAAGGAGGCTAAAAAATGAGTGAAGAGATGGAAAGAATACTACGCATAGAGATACCTTCGTGTTATGTATCTACTAAAGACCCAGAAGCATGGGATGACTTTGAATTTGCTAATGGCTGGAGTAATATTGGGAACGTAATGTATTGGCAAGGAAGTATAGATCTATCCGGTTATGCTATGGAACGTAAAACATTCTATCCAGTAACGGCCTTTACACAAGAAGCACAGTCTTACGTTTCATTTGGTGGTTCTGGTCAATCTGTATTCTATTTAGTTTCATCAATTCCTACAGACATTAATAATTTTTTAACTCAAATCGTTTGGGCATCGGCACCAGGGTTTACGCAACCAAGTACTGCTAATGTTCCTCAAGATGATTGGACATCACTTTTGTTTGGACAATATGAGATTAACCTAATTAATTCTACGTTGCCAGCATTAGGAATCTGTCAACCAATTTTGACTAGGCAATTTGGTTCATTATCTCCAACTGCAGCAGATAAATTGTATGTAACAAAAGTAGTTTTTCCTGCAGTAATAGCAGGTGAAGTAGGAGACAGTCTTAGTATTCCATCATCAAGAATTGTTTTACCTGGTACTATTAAAGAAGAACCTAAACTTGAGTACATGATGAGACTAAAGAGATCATACGAACTTGCTAACCAGGTGTAAACATGAATCAAGACTATCCGACGTTACGTCGCATAGGTAAATTGCTTTACGAAGGTTGGGAGAATAGGCCAGATGCTCCTACTTGGGCAAAACGTACTCCTATGGGTTTATTCTATGAAGGATTGGAAGAAGTAGTAGACTTACAGTTTCAAGCTGCTCTAGCAATTAACCAGGGTAAAGTAGCAGGTAAAGACCAATATGGTTCAGTAGAAAGAGAACGTGTAGAATCACTAGGAACTAAATTTATTTATTCCCCTGGTAGTTTTGTAATTTAACGTGCTCACTCGTATGCTGGGAACCTCTGGGCACACTCTCTACAAGGAATCAAATTCATCATAATATATGTTAACGCTCTATTGTCTGGAACTTCAAACAGTTCATGGCATATGTGACACTGTGCTCTAATCATTAGTAATCCCTCTTATTTGCATATTTAGTAATGCAGTCAAAACACATTGGCACAGTACAAACTCCACCTTGATAAGCAAAATATACTGCCCATCTATTGCCACATTCACATGCCGGTTGTTTACCTGAATTCGAAAAGAGATCTATTGTCATTCAATCAACCCCAAGTAAGTAGTACCTTTTCCACATTTTTTACATGGCATTCTCCCCTGGAGAAGAACTGGATCACTATCTAGGAATGTAACGTCGCATGGTTCGCAATATGCACCATACTTTTCTTTAATTTCGGGCTTCGCTTTGTATTGTGTAGCCTGCTTCTTCATCAATTCTTGTCTAATCCACGCACTAAAGTTATCCATTTTGCGTGCAATCTCGTAAGTAGTCGGGCATAGAGTTATCGTTTTATGTCTCATATTACATTGGCAGTTTATAATCTTATATTAAATGTATGTATGTATTAGATAAAAAAAGGCCGAAGGCATATATCCTATGGCTGCTTGGCATAGGGTGGGTGTGCTGGGGAGAGTAACAATGGTGCGCTTTAGTAAAGAAGATTTAATCCTTGGATAGATGCGAACATGTTCGTTTAGTTTAATAACCGTCAAGAATACCAGTGTTTCATGGCGAAAGCAAAGACAGGTAGTTTCTACCTAACTGAATCAATTACGCTACCGGCTGGAACAGTAAACGGTGGAAGAGTACAAGGAACAATAGACTTGGGAGCATATGTAAATGTGCCAACTGGTCAAGCAATAGCAATCGAAAGCGTAGACTTCATTCATCAAGTCGCAGCAGATTTTGGTCAACAAGTAAATCAAATGCTTGTTCAAAGCGGCGCAATCTGTGCTCAATTAACAGATTTGAACCCAGGTACTGCCTTGGTTCGTGCTGACAATCAATCTCTTATTGCGAGTTCTGGCTTAAACATCGATCAACCGAACAACGTTGCGTCGCATGCTGCCGACCTTTATCCAGATAACTTTGGCCCTGCTGCTTTGTCTGAAGCATTCATGGTTGTCAACGATACTCTTTACCTGGTAGCCGGCCCAGATGGTTCAGCCAGTGGTGCTGCTGATGTTTCAGTAACTGCTAGAGTACGTTGCAGAGTCGTTAAACTATCTTCTGAAGACTGGATGGCTATCGCTATCCAATCCACCGCTAGTGATAACTGAGGTGTTTACCTTGGTTAAGATAGAAGGTACTCTCGATGAAATACGAGAACTTGTTGGCGATGTTAAGCGGACTGTTGGCACTGTTAAGTCTACGTCTAAGAAAGTGGCTAAAGCGGCCAAAGGAACTACACGTAAACTATCAGCATGGCAGCGATACATCAAAAACAAATCAAACCACATTAAGTTTAAGCGTGGAGACA